CCCAGTCATTGTGTCTAGCCACGTTAACAACCTACAGATTAAGCTAGTCAACGGTGCTACCATCGCACTCAAGGGTGCCGATAGACCAGAGACTATGCGTGGTGTCAGCCTTAAGTTCTTGGTCATGGATGAGTACGCCGACATGAAGCCGGAGGTCTGGGAGCAAATCCTAAGACCTGCACTAGCTGACCAGAAGGGTTCAGCGATGTTCATCGGTACGCCTATGGGCCGTAACCACTTCTTTGAGCTACACCAGTACTCTGTGTTGGCTGATGATGATGATTGGAGTGGTTGGCATTTTACCAGCTACGATAACCCGCTTTTAGACGCAGAAGAGATTAACGCAGCTAAGAAGTCAATGTCAGCCTTTTCCTTCCGACAGGAGTTCATGGCGTCCTTTGAAGCAGCAGGTGGTGAACTCTTTAAGGAAGAGTTTATAAAGTTTTCAGAGGAAGAACCTGAAGATGGTAATTATTACATTGCTGTCGATTTGGCAGGATTTGCGGATGTACAAAAAGCTACAACTAAAACTAACCGGCTTGACCAAACGGCTATTGCTGTTGTTAAAGCAGGCACTGAAGGTTGGTGGGTTGCTAATATTATACATGGCCGCTGGGGCGTCGAAGAGACTGCCAGACGAATCTTTCAAGCAGTCAGAGACTACAAACCAATCTCAGTAGGTATTGAGAAGGGTGCGTTGAAGAACGCTGTACATCCTTACTTAAACGATATAATGAAGAAGAACCAGCGGTTCTTTAGAGTGGAAGAGCTTACACACGGCAATCAAAGAAAGACCGATAGAGTTGTGTGGGCACTACAGGGTAGGTTTGAACACGGGCAGATAACACTAAACAAAGGTGAATGGAATACTCAGTTTCTCGATGAGTTGTTTCAGTTCCCGAATAAGCTTGTTCACGATGATTTAATAGATGCTTTAGCTTACATAGACCAACTAGCTAAAGTTGCTTACGCTATTGACTTTGAAGAAGAAGAATACGAATTCATGGATACATACTCAGGGTACTAAACTATGTTAGATTCCAACGAACCATTCACTATTGAAGAATCACTAGAAGGATGGGTAAGCAACAAAGCAATGTCTTGGAGAGATTACTTTGAGGCCAACTACTCACAGAAGTTCGATGAGTACTACAGACTCTGGCGTGGTCAGTGGGCTGCTGAAGATAAGACTAGGCAGTCAGAACGCTCTCGTATCATTAGTCCAGCACTACAGCAGGCTGTTGAGTCATCCGTAGCGGAGCTAGAGGAAGCTACCTTTGGTCGTGGTAAGTGGTTCGACATCAAAGATGACTACATGGACAAGGATAACGCGGACGTTCAGATGCTCCGTAACCACCTAGAAGCTGACTTCAAGCGTAACAAAGTCCGCAAGGGTGTAGCTGAGTGTTTAATCAACGCTGCTGTCTTCGGTACTGGCATCGCTGAGATTGAATTGTCAACTGAAAAAGAATTTAAACCAGCCACTCAGCCTTTGATGGATGGAGAGCTAACAGCAGTTGGTGTCAACATCGTAGACCGTACTTGTGTTAAGCTACGGCCTGTTATGCCTCAGAACTTCCTTATTGACCCAGTAGCTACGTCTATTGAAGATGCTTTAGGTTGTGCTGTAGATGAGTTTGTCTCTCGACACATCGTAGAGAAGCTACAGGAGCAGGGTGTTTATCGTGACGTAGAGCTACAGGAAGCTCAACAAGACTTCGATATTGAGCCTGACCACGACATTCAGTCCATCTACGAAGAAGATAAAGTACGTCTAACCAAATACTACGGTTTAGTTCCTCGTCACCTCCTAGAAGAAGCTATGAAAGACCCTGACGCAGAGGAAGAAACAGTTAGCTTATCAGATGACGAAGAAGATGACAGCTACTACGTTGAGGCTATCGTTGTTGTAGGTAATGACGGTGTATTGCTTAAAGCTGAAGCTAATCCTTACATGATGGGTGACCGTCCTATCATCGCATTCCCTTGGGATGTCGTTCCTAGCCGTTTCTGGGGCAGAGGAGTATGTGAGAAAGGGTATAACTCTCAGAAGGCGTTAGACGCAGAACTACGCGCTAGAATTGATGCTCTTGCACTAACTGTACACCCTATGATGGCGATGGATGCCTCTCGTATGCCTCGTGGCGCTAAGCCAGAGGTACGTGCAGGTAAAGTTATCCTAACCAACGGTGACCCTCGTGAGATTCTACAGCCATTTAACTTTGGTCAGGTCAGTCAAATTACCTTCGCACAGGCCGGTGCCTTACAACAGATGGTACAGACCGCTACAGGCGCTGTAGACTCCACTGGTGTATCAGGTGGCATTAACGGAGAAGCGACGGCAGCGGGAATCTCAATGAGCTTAGGAGCCATCATTAAGCGTCACAAGCGCACTTTGATTAACTTCCAAGAATCATTCATCGTTCCCTTCGTCACTAAGGCTGCTCATCGCTACATGCAGTTTGAACCAGAGATGTATCCTGTTGCTGACTACAAGTTTGATGTGTCTAGCTCTTTGGGCATTATTGCTCGTGAGTATGAAGTCACACAGCTCGTACAGTTACTACAAACCATGTCTCCAGACACCCCTATGTACCCTGAATTAGTTAAATCAATTGTTGACAATATGAATTTGTCCAATCGTGAAGAGCTTATTGCTAAGCTAGACGCAGCTAACCAGCCTAACCCAGAAGCTCAGAAGGCACAACAAGAGACACAGCAAGCTCAGATGGCCTTCCAAGCCTCACAGACTGCTGCACTCAACGGACAGGCCCAAGAGTCACAGGCACGAGCTGCTAAAGCCGCTGCTGAAGCACAGGCAGTACCACAGGAGCTTGAGATTAACCGTATCAGAGCAATTACAACTAACCTTCAGGCTGGAGATGCAGACGACAAAGAGTTTCAGAAGCGTCTTAAAATCTCTGAGCAACTACTGAAGGAGCGTGAAGTAGCTGTTAAGGAAGAAGCCGTTAGAGCCAAACCAACCCCACAAGCAACCTTTGAACTACAAGGGCAATTGCCACAATGATACTAACACTCAAGATGTTCAGCGACGCTATGGAGCAAGTAAACGTAGCGTTTGGAGCAGCAAATAAAAAGATTGACAAACTAGAATTAGAAGTTAAAGAACTTAAAGCTAATCAGGAGAAGCCCAGTGGCGACACCAAGAAAGGGAAAAGCAAAGGTTAAGGTAACCTCTAGCGGCAAGAAAGTAAGCTACGGTCAAGCTGGTAAAGCTAAAGGTGGAGGCCCCCGTGTAAAACCGGGGACTTCTAAAGGCGATAGCTACTGTGCTAGAAGCCTTGGCATTAAGAAGGGCTTGCCTAAAGCTAAACAGAATGACCCTAATACTCCTAATAACTTATCACGTAAACGTTGGAAGTGTTCCGGCGCTAAATCGGGGAAATAACATGGCATGTGGAAAATCAACATCAAAGAAGGGCAGTAAGATGCCCATTAGGGGCCAGAGAGCTGTAAAGAACAAAGCATCTGCTGCTAAAAAGAAGACAAAATAACACTTGACTTTTACCTTAAAATATGCTATAATGTACTATAGTATACTTTAATCAGTTACTTAAATTTTAAACCTTAAACTGTCCTAAAGGATAAACAGTATGATTGACAAAGAATTAGAAAAGTATTACGAAAGCATGTACACGTTGTTCCGTAACGAAGGCTGGAAGTCTCTTCTTGCTGATTTACAGGCTAACTCTGTACACATTAACTCAGTGGAACAAACTACAGATGAGAACAACCTGCACTTCCGTAAGGGTCAGCTTTCTATCATTGGTAGCTTATTGACACTGGAGCAACAGATTAGAGCCGCAGAGGAACAGGCACAAGAAGAGCCTGATGAAGAGCAAGAAGCCTCCTGATGCGGGTTATGTTTGATTTCCAATGTCCAGAAGGACACGTTACTGAGTTATTTATAGACAGTAATACTAAGGAGGCTGACTGTGCTACTTGCGGTCAGCTTTCTAACAAAATGATTACCCCTGTTCGTAGTAAGATTGACCCTATTTCTGGTGATAATGTAGGTGCTACAATGAAATGGATGAAAATGCGCGAACAGAAACTGAAGCAAGAGCGTAAGGCCAACTCTGAGTAATCAGAAGCTTTACTTACATGAAACCTCCACAATGATAATATATCACGGAGTTTAATAATGGCAACACTTATAGACGAGCGTCCAAAGGACATCAACGAAGAAGAAGAAATTACAACTTTTGATACAGCACTTAAATTAGAGGAAACTCCGCAAGAGTCAACCCCTCAAACAAAAACTGTAAACGAAGATGACATCCCCGATAAGTACAAAGGAAAGTCAACTGCTGATATTGTAAGGATGCACCAAGAAGCTGAAAAGCTTTTAGGTAGACAGAGCAGTGAAGTGGGGGAGTTACGTAGCGTAGTTGATAGTTACATTCAGACACAACTCGACACAAACGATACAAAAGCACCAACGCAAGAACCTGAAGAAGAAATAGATTTTTTCTCAGACCCAGACAAGGCTGTCGCTAGAGCTATTGCTAATCACCCTTCAATTAAGAGGGCTGAAGAAACAACACTAGAAAACAAACGTACATCTGCGCTGTCACAACTAACCCAACGACACCCAGATATGCAAGAGGTCATCGCTGACTCTAAGTTTGTTGACTGGATTAAAGGCTCTAAGATTAGAACCCAGCTCTTTGCTCAGGCAGACCGTAGTTATGATTACGAAGCTGCTGACGAACTTCTGACTAACTGGAAGGAACGTCAAGGTGTAGTAACTCAGACTTTAGCTACTGAGAAGGCAGGACGTAAGGAAGCAATTAAGTCAGCCTCTACAGGAAGTACAAAGGGTAATGGACAACAACAGTCTAGGAAAATCTATAGACGTTCAGACATTATTAAACTAATGCAGGACGACCCAGACCGGTACTTACAACTTAGTGATGAAATTACTAAAGCGTATGCCGAAAAGAGAGTCCGCTAACTTAACTATTATCATTTAAAGGTATTATCTCATGGCTACATCAGTATATCCCGCCACAGGCGGTATGGTTGACAACACAAGCGCAGCAACTTTCATCCCAGAAATCTGGAGTGACGAAGTTATCGCAGCATACAAGTCTAACTTAGTTCTGGCTAACCTCGTTAAGAAGATGAGCATGTCAGGCAAGAAAGGCGACACCATCCACGTACCCAAGCCTCTCCGTGGTTCCGCTAGTGCTAAAGCAGCTAACACCGCTGTTACTATTCAGAACGGAACTGAAGAAGAAGTTGTGATTTCTATCAACAAGCACTTTGAGTTCTCTCGCTTGATTGAAGACATCACCGAAGTACAGGCTCTGGCTTCTCTCCGTCAGTTCTACACTGGTGACGCAGGCTACGGTCTGTCTAAGCAGGTTGACGAAGATTTGTTCCTGTTGGGTAAGAAGTTCGGTGACGACAACGGTAGTGGTTCCGACTGGATTCACAGCAACACTTACAACTTCTCTGGCTCTGCTGGTATCGAATCTTACGCTATTGATTCTGTAGCTGCTGGTGACGTATTTAACGATGCTGGTTTCCGTGCTGCTATCCAGAAGTTGGACGACGCAGATGTGCCTATGGACGGTCGTTCTTTCGTAGTTCCTCCTTCCATCCGTAACGCTATCATGGGTGTTGACCGCTACATGTCTTCTGACTTCGTAGATGGTCGTGGTGTTAAGAACGGTCAGATTGGTAACCTGTACGGCATTGACGTATACACTACTTCTAACTGTCCTGTTCTTGAAACTGCTGTTGAGAACACCGCTGGTGGTATCGTTAAAGGTGCAATGTTGTTCCACAAGGATGCTATGGTTCTTGCAGAGCAGCAGGGTGTTCGCTCTCAGACTCAGTACAAGCAAGAGTTCTTAGGCACTCTTTACACTGCTGACACTCTGTACGGTACTCAGGTACTTCGTCCAGAAGCAGGTCTCGTTCTAGCTGTAAACGGCTAAGACAACTAAGGGACTCCTTAACGGGAGTCCCTTCTTTTACACCCTCATTTCTTATCATCACTTTTTTTCGTAGGGGCTATGAATGGCTATTTATCGAGGAACAGGAGGAGCCAGTGATTCAACTGACAATTCCACAATATCCGCAGTAACTACACAGGCAGGTATAGCTACTACTAAAGCAAGTGAAGCAGCTAGTAGCGCTACTGACGCCAACACAAGTGCGATTAACGCAGCCGCCTCAGCAACAGCCGCTTCAGGCCACGCCAGTACATCTTCCGACAACGCAACGGCTTCCTCTGGTTCAGTAACAGACGCAGCAGGTTTTGCTACGGCAGCGTCTAACTCAGCAACAGCAGCATCTACTTCAGCAACAGCAGCAGCAAATTCCGCTAGTATAGCTAACAGTGCTGAAGTACAAGCAGTAGCAGCTAAGACTACAGAGATTACAGGTGTCTACAACGACATCGCTAACGTCAATACTGTTGCAGGTAATATTGCTGACGTAAACACTGTAGCTACTAATTCTTCCAACATCACAGCAGTAGCTGGAGATGCTTCAGACATCGGCACAGTAGCCACTTCCATTAGCAACGTAAACACTGTTGGTGACAACATTGCTAGTGTAAACGCTGTAGCAAGTAACAATACAAACATTAATACTGTAGCTGCTGACGCAAGCGACATTGGCACAGTAGCGGGTATCTCCGGTAACGTAACTACCGTAGCAGGTATAAGCAGCGACGTAACAACCGTAGCTGGCCTAGAGTCTAAGATGGATACTGTCATTGCCGACGCAAGTGACATAGGTACAGTAGCGGGTAACATTGGTGATGTATCAACTGTAGCTGGTATCAGTAGTGACGTTGACACCGTAGCTGGTATAAGCGCTGACGTTACCTCTGTAGCCGATAACATGGCTGATGTACAGAATGCTACTACTAGCGCCACTAACGCCGCTACAAGTGCTGCCAGTGCGTCTGACAGTGCCTCTGCCGCAGCTACTAGCTCGGGGACTGCAAGCTCCAGTGCATCCTCTGCATCTACCTCTGAAACCAACGCAACCAACAGTGCTACTGCCGCAAGCAATAGCGCTACTGCTGCCTCTAGTTCCGCTAGTGCAGCTTCTAATAGCGAGAGTGCTGCTTCTGGTTCAGCCAGTGCTGCCGCAAGCAGTGCATCAGCAGCATCCACTAGCGCAAGCAACGCTGCAACTTCAGAGACGAACGCAGCCTCTAGTGCATCTGCTGCTGTCACAAGTGCAACCAATGCAGCCACTAGCGAGACTAACGCTGCTACAAGTGCCACTGACTCTTCCAACGCTGCT